ATATAACATTAGTAGAATACAACACAGATGAACCTAGCTATTTTATCCAATCCGGAGTTGCTGGTTTCAATGCAACAGAAAAAGAATTATCAGATTTACATGGTTTATTAAATTACTATTTCAATATAGATTCGGTAAATCGTACTATTATTTCTTTAACTGAAGGAGGAGATGATGTCTTGGCCGTATAACGAAGATGACCAAATGGAGTTGGGGACAAGTGGTTGGGCTCCTTTGGGTGAAGGTAAATATAAAAACATTTACACTGGCAATGTTATTGATGAGTCAGGTAATGAATACGATTCAAACGGAAATTTAATATTTGAAAACAAAGATCCTTACGGGGATGGAATTGAAGACTAATGAAACTAGCTATTAGAAATTTAGAAGATGTAAGTGATTTTGAAAAATTATCGTTAACTGATTTTTCATACTCAAGGATAGACACATATAAGATGTGTCCTTCGAAATATTTTTATACGTACATTCAAAAAGAGCCACGCCTTTTTGGTGAAGCGGCTGTATTGGGAAATATTGTTCACTCGGTATTAGAAGACAATGTAAGTGCAACCGATGTATTAGATTTTGAAAAACTACAAGAGGCTTATGTTAAAGAACTAACAACTCAAGATCCTGACAACAAGATCAAGCCTGCTCTAATTGATGCTGGTAAGGAGATATTAGACGAATTTTATGATCAGTATGCTAATACTAAGTTCGATGTTCTTCATAAGGAATATGGTTTTAGATTTGTTTTAGGCAGCTATCTCATATCTGGCTATATAGACAGGGTAGATTCCTGGGGTGATGACGGTGTAAAAATTATAGATTACAAAACTGGAAAGTGGGAAGTGTCACCAAAAGACATTCCAACTAACTTACAGTTGGGTATCTATGCAATGGCTATTGATTACCTTTATCCAGATAAGAATATCTACGCAGAGCTATACTACCTTAGGTCCCGGAAGGCGTAAAGGCCACCTCTTTACTAAGGATGATATAGATAATGTTAAAATTAATTTAATATCAACACTAGACTCTATTATAAATGACTCTTCTTTTCTGCCAACAAAGAATGAACGCTCATGTACGTTCTGCGACTTTGCCAAATCTGGCGCCTGCGGAACTGGTGTATTTAGGGCTAGAAAACTAGCAAAGGCATAGCCGTTAACAAATCTCTAAATATAGTTGGAGAAAGCAAAAAGCCAGGGCGAAAGCCCTGGCTAGTTACTTTATGGGTATTGATAATTAGAATGCTGATACTGGGTTCAACGCTGCGTCTTCGATGAGATCGAAATCGCTGAATTCACTAACTACCTTAGTGGCTTCTGTGCGTGAATACCCGAGTCTGCTGAGGTCTGAAATGATATCTTCGTTGACCTCGATTAACATACTATCAATTACTGTGTTTAATGTGTTCATGTTCTTATTATACTCCGTTTTCTTTTGTTTGGCAACCCTTACGGGTTTTTTGTTTTTTTACTTTTTATAATTTATAATGGAGTAGATTAGTTTAGGCCTAAAGGATACCATGAAAGAGCTCAACATTGTCAAGCCAGAGGAATATTTTTTGGAAATTTCTCCATTAAAAAAACATCCAGATTTTAGTAAAATAGAAAATGAAACCTACGACTCTAGCACAGTTGATTTAGTAAAGATAAAACGAGGTAACGCATATCAACATACTAAGACTGGATTTAGAGAAGACCTAGGATTGACGT